GGTCATTTTTTCTAGTAGATTTTTCATGCTCATGTTGATTTCCTTTTTACCCTCTTGAACCAGTTTGTGGCTTTGCAGGTCTTGTGATTTTGCTCATTGGGCTATCTTTACCCATTGTCTTTGCGTACTCTTGCGGCTTGAATGGATCAAATGCGTCTGGCGTCTTCTTACCAGCATAAGGAATATCAATCTTAGAATCCTTTGCTTGATCTTTGATGCTAGATAGATATGAGTCACCATATGCTTTAGCTGCTGCCTTAGCGCCTGATTCTTCTTCCATCTCTTCGTGATTCAACACTGGACTGTGCTTCATTTGATTAGCATACTCGTCCATCTCACTATTGATGCTGTCATCATACGATGTCTTGACAACACGAACCATGTTGATGTTGTATCCAAGTAGCTGAGCGATTTGTTGAATCATAGGCTCATTTGTAGGATATCTAAACTTCGCCTTGATGATCGTCACTGGCTCGTTAGATAGGTTCGGGAAACCATATGGGTCTTTTTGGATTGGAAGCGATTTTGGATCTGAAATCTCAACAGGATCAAACTTGTTCAAGTTATAGGTAAAGAGGTCTAGGAAGTTCTTATCCACTTCGCCAGCGATTTTGATCGTGTAGTCGTATGTATGTACACTTTCCATAATATAGTGCTTAAGTGATCGCATTGGTATTTCCTTGCAAGTAGTTTATGATATATTTATCACTGATCGTTAGTTTTGGGGTTAAACATCTTTAGTAGATCATTGCGATCTAAAGATTGGCCTTGACCTAATGGAGTCGCTTCAATCTCTTCATTCTTTGCCATTAGTTTTTGGTCAAGTTGAGCCTTCTTCATCTGTAAGTCAAGCATCTTAAGTTTCTTGTTGATCTTTGCTGTTTTAGCAGTGATAGCATGTCCAAGCATACTACTGGCTGAGTTGAATATTTCAGAACTGAATCGTGCTTCAACCTGCATGCCTAAATCCATCAAGTCTTTGTAACTGTTGGTAGCAAGCATGGCAAGTTCGTCCATCTCATTGTCAGCGGCTTCTAACCCTCTGACTTGTGGTAAGGCTGCTTCAATCTTGTCTAATGTTGTAAGTGCTGTCTCTGATACATCTTGTTCAAAGTCAGGCAATGGAATAGTGAGATCGTTTGTCACACTGGATTCCATATCGAAAAGTTCTTCTAATTTTTTGCTCATAGAAGTATTTAGTTTTACTTACGCCCGTTGTAGAACAAGTCGTCTTCAGTTATAACGCGAAAGACAAAGCCATGTGCTTTGCAATATGCAGTGGCTGCACGCCACTTAGCATGGTTTATTGCTACAACCATTCTATCTTTTGCGGTTGCAACTCTACTTTCTATTAGACTTTGCTTCTTTGGTTTGATTTCAACAACTTCAGCAATCTTTTTGCCAGACTTATTCTCGTATACTACAAAGAAATCAGGGATATAGTTAGTTGGTTTGCCGGTAAAGGGATGCTGATAGGGGACAACCATAGATTCACTGGCCCAATATAATACATTGTCATTGTTATCACAAAAGTTCATGAAAGTAAGTTCCCAGCCAGAACGATATCTAGGGGTGCGTTTACCAATGTACTTTTGTGCATTCTTTGGGGTGTAGAAACCTTGCGCCCACTTACCCATTACATTACTACGTTACGTTGTACTGCTTGATTTGGTTTAGGCACGTCACTAACGCCGTATAATGATGCCTTAGACTTGAAAGTATTCAAATAATAACAAACAACTTTGTTCATTTGTAGTTTATTAGTCTCACCTTTGATGATTGCTAATAAATCTAGTACATTATAGTTGCCGTCTTGTGCGATTCTAAATAGAACCACTGTAAAGTTTCCTGCAATAGTGGTATTCTCGGAAACACCTTTGAAGTATGAATATACTACATCATATTCTGTAGCACTTACAGTGAGGTTAAGGTTGTAAAAGCTGTCAAAGATAGCTACGGTTTGATCTACTGGGTTACGTTGTGAAGTTGCCATAGTAGTATTTATCTCGATTTAAACGTTCGGATTAAAGGGCGGAACACCAACAAACCCTACCGTAGGACCTGTGTATTGTTCTCCTGCATTAGGTGTAGTAAATGCAGGATTAGGTGGCATAGTCAATGCACCGATTGGAGGAGAATTTGCCAAACCTGCTGGTCCTGGAGTAGCAGCAGCAGTTGCAAAGCTAAAGTTTGTATTTCTATTGACTGGAGTATTTTGAAATGCCGTAGTAGCCATTGATGCTAGCATTTTAGGTACTGCAACCTTAAGATTTGGATTTGCAAATGAGTTATATGCATCACCTGCTGCTATTATTGCACCAGCCGGATTGCCTGCATTAGGTGAATCAACAAATCCGCCCGCAGCATCAACTAGTCCACCTTTTCCTTGTGTGTATCTATTTGATCCTAGATTGGCTATAGGACTAGGCTCTTTATCATACGTAGCAATATTACCGAAACCAGTTATGATGTTTTCCGGTGATTCACCGTCGTAGCTGCCATAGTTATAAACAACAGTTTCGTAATCAAGTGACATACGGTTTGTCATTGTGCCACTTGTATCACTATGACTATATGTATCATGTGAAAAGCTAGTGATTATAGGGTTGATTAGTGTATATGCAATAAATTGACGTTGAGGCGATGATAATCCGAATATAGTAATATTTTTGAAGAATGGAGCTTTGGAACCATCACTGTTAGATTGACCGCCGCTATAACCCCAGTCACTGCTACCGTTAATATTTTCACCTGAGTATATATTTCTACGATTATAATCATCTGGGCCTGCACCTGCGGCTCCGCCTCTTGCACCTGAAAGAACTGATCCGGGTTTGTTAGCATCATTGTAGTAATAAGTGTAGTATTTTTCCCACAACTTAGTCGATTGACTTTCGTTATCATCATGAAATGTGATTTCTATGGGTTCATATTTGATTTTAGTCTGAACGATTCGTTTTCTATTATATTGATTAAGCTGCACAGTAGCAAAGCCAAATGTAGGTAGTTTAACTTCTTTAACTAGTAGTCCATAATTTTCACCGTCAGCAGGTTGAGTAGGTTCAAAATAAACATGAAACCCAATTTTAAGTTTAGGTGATCTCTGATAATTATTAGTTCTAAAAATCTTAGAGGCGTGATTATAGTCACGCAGATAGGGACTGCCGGGGCCAGTAGCATTGCCAAAACCCCCGGCATCCTCATTGAGTAGATTCTGATTAAAGCCCGACATGCGAACTATTTAACCTTGTATTAAGATGTTGTTCCACCGATACCAGTTACGGAACCAGTTGAACCATTTGCAATACGATTGACTGGAGCACCAACGCCAGAACCAAGTGCAGCCTGAATCGCATTGTCGTAACCGATTGAAAGACCCATTGTTACTGCTTCACTTGTACCGTAGTTGAGTGCGTTATAGTTAACACCCTTTAAGAAGCAACCGTATAGTTCCCAAGTTTCAAGAACAGCTGGAGCAGAAGTACCATTACCACCATCAAGAATTTCGATGTTAAGTTGGAACTTATAGTCTTGACCAGCAGCCGCAGTTGCTTGTTCAACAAAGTCCATTTGCTTTTGTAGTTGTTGACCAACTGCCCTAGAAACGCTACCAGAAGCATCGTCACGAATATTGCATGTGATGTCTGCCCAAGTGTGCTTACCAGCAAGCTTAAGTGTTGAGTTGTAGACTTGAATTGGAATTTCAGCGAATGTCACGTTAGGACGAGTCACGTCAATAACTTGCTTAGTCAAAGCGAGACCAGCAGTAGAACCAACTCCGAAGTTCAGAAAGTTAACTCTGAAACGGAACTGTAGTTTAGGCATCAACAGACCTTGGTTTCCACCAGCATTATCAGATGCTACGGTCATGTTGAATAATGATTGAGAGGCTGTTGCCATTTTATATTCTCCTGTTAAGTGTATTTATCATAAGGTGAGTGTCCTTTCGGACACTCACCCTAATACTTTATTGATTACCAAGTTCGCCAGTGTTCAAGATACGAACTGGAATATAGATGAATTCAACTGCCTTAACAGGTTCAATCGCAACGTCAATCCAAAGTTCATTTCTGTCGATTCTTGCTGGAGTGTTATTTGAGTTATCGCATACTACTGAGTAGTCGTATACGCCGCGCTTTGCTACGAGATCAACAAACAATGTCTCGATGACACCAGAGATTTGTTGTCTTGTTAATGCATCGTTTGGCTCGAATACAAACGGTCTTGCTGCAAGTGTCAGTTGACGACGAACATACGCAACTAGTCTCGCTACGTTAACTCTGTCAAGTGCCGACGATGAGTTATAGCTAGTCTTGTTACCGTAGTTGAGCAATCCGTTACCAGTGAAGAATACAAGTGGATTGATCTGATTCGAGTAAAGAACATCACGAATACCGATACTTGTCTTGATGACTTGGAATTCACCAGTAACACTATCGATATAACCAATGCTTGTTGCGTTGTCGATAAGACCTCTACGAGTACCTGCAGGGGCGAACCAAGGATAAGCAACTGTATCGTTACGCAAGAATGTTCTAATCATCATGTGCGAAGGAGGAACAGCAACAAGATTGCCACTCAAGTCTGAAGTAATACCACTTGGATAGAACAGACCCATATAAGTGTCTCTTGATACAAGACCAGCTTCACCTGTAGTTTCAGCTCCAGCAGCATTAGTTGCCCATGCTTGAATTGCTGTTGCGTCATCTGGAAGTCTCATTGGTGTGTCACCGATGATGAAGCCAGTATCTCCTCTATCATTATTGAGTACGATCATGTTAGGTTGTAGCTCAGGATAGTTAGGAGCAGCAATCATGTTGAAGAAGTTATCTTCGTCACGAATAGCAGCATTAGTATCAATAGCTGCTCGCATTGCCTTAACGACCATATTACGCTGAGCTTTGCGACCCATGTAAGGTGCACCGTTAGCCTCAAGTCCTGATACCGATACCCATGCATCAGTTTCAGCAGGAGTAGTTGTGTCAGGGAAGCGATCATTGTTGAAGTAGTTAACACGGAACTGCTTGATGTTGTAGCCTGAACGTCTTGTGTTGAACAGTAGCATACCAACTGGATATAGAGTGTTAGTTGGTGCATCTAAATCAAGATAGTTACTGGTTAGCAAGCTTTTGATTGAAGGAATCGGATCGTTAGCTGGGTTCACCGAACCGCTAGTTGCCCAACGAGCATCAGCAAAGAGAATACCGTTAGAGCTAGTTTGATCTGAGTTATCAATCAATACCCACTTGTACTTTGTTCCTACCAACTGCCAACGACTGATGATCGGATAGTTTTCCAAATCAGCAGTAGAGATCCAAATGTCGCCTGCAACAAGTGCAGTACCATCAGATTGTACAGTAGGCTCGGATGCACTTACGATTGGGCCATTAGGATCAGTTGCATTTACGCCTGATGGAAGTGGGAAACCAGTT